GGGACCCCATGCGCCATACAGTGGGCTCCTACGAATCATACTCTCACCAGAGCTTGTTGGAGCACGATATACTCTTCCAACAATCTCCATAGTACGTGGTACATAGGAAGCTTCGGCTGCAAACTCTTGACCAAAATCAAAAATGTTAGCCATGCCTGACGCTCCGTCTCCAGCCACATGAAAACCAATAAATTTCCGAGCGCGAGTTGTTGAATCATTCAGAAACAAAGGAAGTCCACAAAATCCTTTAGCAGTAACTGATTCGTAAACTATGGTTTCGGGTTGGCGTATAATACCTCCGACACCATCTGAATAACTCATATTATAGGCGACTTTAAACTTAACCAATGTGGGAACAAATTTCGAACCGATCTTACGCATACACAAAGCCTCACCCCTTGACCTCTTCAGAAAAGTCTCCCTTCCACAGAAAAGGTGGGTAATGTCAGGATGTAACACGGTATTCGTAACCTCAACACGTGAAATATCTCTACCAATTTCTTGACTTTGTAAAAACGTGCTAACAGGAACGCGAATAGTGCGATGTTGATTCTTCAAAAAGACTACATCATCTTGGTACCCGCGTGCTTTAAACACGTTAACATAATGCGTGCAAAAAAGGAACGTATTCTGTCTGACAAAAAAACCGAAACCAAATGGTTCGCCGTCTTCATCGTACGACATTGAATAATAACTATTGTTCCAAATCTTATCGAAAATATCCACCATACAAGAATCGGTGTATTCCGCTATGAAAGTATCCCTTTCTCTCTCACTGTTCTTCTCCTCACCAGGGAAAAAGAAAGAAAACGCTTTCTGGGCAACGTGATACAGAGCCACAACAATGGCAACCTGTTTAGCATCACGTATCAAAATCCACGCAATACTAGGGATTTCAAAGGAACAAAGTTTTTTCCACATAATGTTCAATTTCTCCTTCCACAATTCCCAAGAACGTTGGGTCCAAAGAAAAAGTTCTTCATTAAAACTAGCGAGCGAACTGTTCTCCTGGGCGATAATCTCGCAATCACAAAGATGATGCAAAAAATTTCGCAAATTCTCATTGCCTTGGGAGTTTAATCGTGACACGATTTTGAATCGCTCACCAGAAAATACTCTCAAACAGTCGTCGCGCAACTCTCCAAAGCGTTCATCAGGAATCAACTCTTTGAAGAATTCCACAGCTTCAGCGTCTCTAAACATCTCTCCACCATTCGCGCATTCTCTAAATTTCAAAAAGATTTCACTATTTCGAATTTTGAGAGTACGATAATTGGTTGACAAAATCAATGTAATGAGTTCTGAGAACTTAAGCTCTCCTTCTGGATCACCCATCTGGGCTTCCATACGCAATCTCGCGCCATAAAGGAAAGCTCTATCATCATCACCAGGAATCTGTCTCGCTTCCATCTCTTTCTTCTTGTAAATTGCAGCAGCCCTTCTAAGGAGTTCATCATAACTGATTATCTCCTTCTCAAAGTACTCACGCTGACCTTCCGCACCTTCAATTGGTCTCCTTTCCAGAATGACATAATCATGTGTATCTGGTATGAAATGACCATCTTCAGGCAATTTACTCTTGTCCAGTGTCCAGTATCTCTGATGACACTTGTCTACGACTGCTGGGTCGGCATATTCCCTCTTAACCCTAACAGCAACTTCAAGATGAATGCGGTTTGCTACAGCATCTGGATATCTCACTGCATCACGAGCTCCTTCAATACTCTTATCAACATTTGTTGTGCAAATAACAATCTTAGAGCGGAAGTATACATTTCCTTTCTGCTCAATACCTGCCATGTGTAAAATGTTGGGAAAGACGTTACCAAACCTAATCAGATGTGTATTTGCATTCTCTGGACCTAATAGACTCGGGTGAACCAAGTCTTTTTCGTCCATAAAGCATACCGTTTGCCCAGTGTATCCATCAGCATAAACTAATTCTGGTTGCCACGAATATACATGAGAATCCAAATCTTGTTTAACAGACTCCAACTGTTCAGGAGGTAATACCATAGCTAAAAGCGAAGCAACAAATGGACGTAACATACGTGATTTGCCTATTTGGCTTTCGCCACTAATGAAATTATAACTGGTGCTTGGCGCATCTTGTGTTGCCCAACGCCCTCGTGTTCGAGTTGAATTCGCATTCTCGAAACTTCGCCCAAAATAGGGCGAACGATATTCGAGAAGCCAAAGTTCTTCTTGTCGCTTCCGTGTTTCGAAAGTAATTCATACGCTTTGTCTTCAAGAGAAATAAGCTTATCATACATCTCTCGAGTGTGACAACCCCTACCTTGTCTTATGTCGGTAAGAGAAGCACGAGCGTCCTCAATCCATTTATCAACTTGTGGAATGTATGAGGATAATAATGAAAAACTCTTCCATCCTACACTCTCAGCACAATAATCCAAAATCTTCTGTACTATACGAATGACAACTGAAATGGTTGTTTCAGTTCCTGAGTACGATCTGCCCATATCTCCAAGGTATTTCAAGAGATTACTCTTCGAATCCCCAAGATTCGGCATGTAGCAATACCCGAGGAATAAAACAAGGCAATCTGAAAGAAGTGTTGGATCAAACATCTCCGCTTCAAAGAAAACGTCCATCTCTAAAGTTTCAGCTGGAACAGCTTGCGAGCTCTTAAACAAGAGCTCAACAAAGCTACTTTCCATAGCTTCAAAAAGTCGTTCTTTGTGCAAATAAGCAAGAAGTCCACCAATAACACCAAGAACCAATAACGTACTCTTCGTGTCGGCATTTCTTCTGAAATATTCCAAAAGAATAGCACCAACGACAATTGATAAAGTACCATCATCAACGATGTTGGAAAGAATGCTTGAAAGTTTCTTAAACAACTTAGCAGCACTACTACCAATACCGGATGCGATACCATCTCCAAAGAGCTTGCCGCTCT